TCGAACTCGCAAGAGATCGTGCCCGGCAAAGACGAAGTCGCGCCTAGCCAAGAGGCTCCGCAAGGAGACTCTTAACAGTTGTCTACTTGATACAACTGTAACGACTGACACCGGAAGTCGTTAAAAAAAACTAAAATAACAAAATAAGGAACTAAAATGAGAAGACCAAAGAAAATGAATTATAAAAAATCTAAAAAGATGTTCTCTAGAACAGCTTCTAAAACTAACCGTAAAAACTCACTAAGAGGAAACAACATCATGAGAGGCGGAATACGCCTATAACTAATAACTGGAGAAAACACTATGTCATGCTTTCACCCACTAACAATGTACCGCTCTGCGGTAAACATTGGAAAATATACATTCAAATACTCGGAAGCCTTCAAGGACTTACCGACAACACCAATAAAATGCGGTCAATGCTCTGGCTGTAAGCTAGAGAACGCCCGACAATGGGCAATCCGCATAAAACATGAAGCCTCAATGCACCCGCAAAACAGCTTCATAACACTAACATACGATAACGAACACCTACCGCCAACAGGCACGCTCGTACTAAAGCATTGGCAAGACTTTATGAAACGTCTCAGAAAAAAATACTCATATAAAAAACTTTCATTTTATCACTGTGGGGAATACGGCGAAAAACAAGGTAGACCACACTACCACGCCATAATATTCAACCACCAATTCTCAGACCTTATACCAATACCCCGTAAAAAGGACTTACATACGTCCGAAACACTCAAAACCCTCTGGGGCAAAGGTCACATCTCCGTAGGATCAGTGACTTTTGAATCAGCCTCGTACGTTGCATCATACGTACAAAAGAAAATAAATGGCCCTAAAGCCGAGGCAATAAACATGTCCAACGGACTCAGACACTACGAACGCATGACTCCCGAAGGGGAAGTCATCACTCTTAAAAAAGAATACGCAACCATGAGCCGTCGACCGGGCATAGCCAGTCGATGGCTCGCCAAACACCACACCGACATATACCCGTCGGACTTTGTAACCCACAAAGGAAAAAAACAATCATTACCCAAATACTATGACACACAATATGAGATACTAACGCTAGACAATCCAGAAATACTGGAAACAATACTAAAAAAGCGAAGCGCTAAAATGCGAAACCTTCGCCACCTATTTACACCCGAAGCCCTCAAACAAAAAGAGGTACACCACAAAGCCAAAATGGCACTATATAAAAGGAATACACTATGACACTCGAAATATTCACAATCTATGACACAAAATCAGAAACATACTTTCAACCTTTCTACATGCTAAATACAGCAATGGCTCTACGCCAATTCGCAGACATGGCGAATGATAAAGAAAGCAACATATCCAAACACCCAGAAGACTACACACTATACCACCTAGGCTCTTGGCAAGACCAAGACGCCAAATTCGAAACAATCGATAAAAAATTAATAGCATCCGCTAATGAAAATGTGATATCATTCACTAAAACTAAACCTACGGAGTAACATGAAACAACCCTCATCACACACACGTAACACTAGAATACCTACCAGCAACCAACACAAATTCTCTGAAGTACCCCATGCAGATATACAACGCTCAACCTTTGACCGTTCACATGGACTTAAAACAACCTTCAGTGCTGGAGACCTAGTACCCATATACGTAGATGAGGCATTACCCGGAGACACTTTCTCCTCAAATATGACAGCCTTCGCTAGGCTGTCAACACCAATTAACCCAACCATGGACAACTTGTACATGGACACACACTTCTTTTCTGTCCCAGTCAGACTTCTATGGGATGACTTTCAAGAATTCATGGGAGAAACACAAGAAGGTCAATACACAAATACAAACAATACAGCATCCGTAACAGAAACACCGCCAATACCGCCAACTATAACAACACCAGCCGGAGGCGCACTCGAACAAACACTATCAGACTATATAGGCATACCAACAAAAATAGCCGGACTAACTCACTCAGCCCTATGGCACAGGGCCTATACGATTTGCTACAACGATTGGTTTAGAGATGAAAATCTTCAAGACTTCAAACCAATGCTTAAAACATCTGGCAACGATAATACAGCCTACCAAATACACAAACGCGGCAAACGCCACGATTACTTTACATCATCATTACCATGGCCACAAAAAGGCGCAGACGTAACATTACCTTTAGGCACAGTAGCACCAATAGTATCTACTGCACCATTTGACGATTCAGTAAATGTTAATAATCATATATCTTTATTAGATACATCTGGTAATAAACATTATTTAACGACAGAAAATGTTGGTCCTTCAACTTCTTCTTTGTATGGTAACTCTTTAACTGATGCAGCATTATCTGATACTTATGCAGACTTAACAAACGCAACATCAGCAACAATAAATCAACTTCGACTTGCCTTTGCAACACAAAAATTCCTCGAAAAACAAGCTCGAGGAGGCTCACGCTACATCGAGGTCATAAAATCTCATTTCAACGTCACAAGCCCCGATGCACGGCTTCAGAGACCTGAATACCTTGGGGGAGGAAGCTCACCCGTAAACATCTCACCAATAGCACAAACAACTTCAACCGATGCCGTTTCACCACAAGGTAACCTTGCGGCAATCGGAACAACAACACTCATGAATCACTCATGGACTAAATCATTCACAGAACACTGCATATTAATAGGCATGGTCAGCGTACGCGCAGACCTAACCTACCAACAAGGCCTAAACCGCATGTTCTCAAGAAACACAATCTACGATTACTACTGGCCAACTCTGTCAACTATCGGCGAGCAAGCCGTATTAAATAAAGAAATTTACGCAGATGGCTCAGCTACTGACGAGACTACCTGGGGATACCAGGAACGCTATGCAGAATACAGATACAAACCTTCATCAATTACCGGACTCTTTCGCACCAACGCCACAACTGGCGGAACACTAGACTCATGGCACTATGCCGAACACTATTCAGCACTACCAGTACTCGGCTCTTCTTTTATAGAAGTGCCAAACACTAACGTACAGCGAACGCTTGCCGTCGCAACAGTACCACAATTCATATTTGACTCACTGTTCAAATTAAACTGTACACGCCCAATGCCTGTCAATTCTATACCTGGAGGAACCAATTTCTAATGTCAGCAATAGCAGGAGCATTCGGCTTTCTCTCTGGAGAACGCCGTAACAGAGCCTCCGCAAAACAGGCACAACAACAAATGGACTTTCAAGAACGAATGTCCAACTCAGCCGTCCAACGCCGAATGGCGGACTTAAAAGCGGCTGGACTAAACCCTATACTAGCTGGCGGCAAAGAAGCCAGCTCACCCGCAGGACAACAAGCAACAGTCGAAGACTCAGGGCAAAAAGCCATGAACTCAGCAATGAACATTGCTCAAATTAATAATATAAAAGAGCAAAACAAAAAACTTAAAGCCGAAACTATTGGCCAACAACAAACCAATGACCTACGCGAAGCACCAGCAGAAGCTGGAAAAGGTCTTGGTACACAACTTCAAAAAGTCAAAGACCAATCCTTCACTATGGGAAGTGATTTCCATTCAGCAAGAAATGCGGGAGACTCTTTCATGGGCTCCATCTTTGACATGGATGAAGGACTCTTCTCATCCGATTTATCATTAAATGATATAACTAAAGCAATACAAAAATTCAACCCAACAAAATCTAGAGGTTGGGCTTACAAACTAGGACAAAAAATCTATAACAAGATGAACAAATAACTATGACTAAAAAAACACAACCAAAATTCCGATCAACGTACAACACCGGTACACTTGATTACGGAATAACACACACTGACGGTAAAACCGAACAGCACCACACTAACGCATGCGATATTAATTTAATACTCGCTCAATTCATGGAAACAGGAATCATGCCACCAACAAACACCTCTCCGCAATACGGAGACGTCTCTGGGCATAACTTTCAAGAAGCACAGAATCAAATAGCATTAGCAAAAACACTATTCGAAGAACTACCCGAACATGTGAGGTCTAGATTCGAGAATGAACCCTACAAATTCTTACAATTCGCCCAAGACGAAAATAACTACGACCAAATGGTCGAAATGGGCTTAGCAAATGCCCCACACCCTGAAGATAAAGCTCTTCAAGGAGATGGGATTTCTCAAATCCCGTCCGGCAAAGACGAAGTCGCGCCTAGCCAGGAAGCTCCGCAAGGAGATTCCTAACAGTTGTCTACTTGATACAACTGTAACGACTGAC